TGCAAACAATGCCGGCTATACGTTGCAACAGCTTGCTGATGCCATTGATGATGTCGCTGATTATTATGGCGTAACGCACGAACGGTTGAATAAATCGAACGTTGTTAACCGTATAAACATCAAAGACATTATGATTGATGGTTTACATCCGTCTTTGGAAGCTATGCCAATGCTTGCGGCAGAAATGTTTGCGCAAAAAGATTTCGGGTAATTTAAATAACACTTTAATGGAGTATTGTTATGGTTATCGAAATAGCCGAAAACGGAACCGTAAAGTGGCGGTTTTATAGGAAATCGTACAAGAAAGCCCGATGGAGAAAGCTCGGGGAGCGATTGCTTGCAGACTTTCAAAAGGAAGCGGGAGCGCATGGTTTAATATTCGTCGCCTGGAATAGATAATTTGTTAAAATAGGAGTTTCAATGATTAAATGGTTTATGGCTCATATCATCGAAGTATATTACAAAACGGTTGAAATCGCATATGGCAAATATGTTTTGTTTGCGGTGTGATAGAGGATTCCGGGCGCAGAAATCGGTCTGCGCCCCACCTCGTTCAAACAACTTGAAAACTTTTAACGGCGGGGAGGACGGGGAATGATCAAACAGCTTGCGGATGACCTGATCGGTTTTCTCCTACCGCTGGAGCAAGGTCTGCAGGAGTGGGCCGAAAAGCAGACGGATGTGGTGACAGCGGACGTGATGCGGCATTACGCCTTTTCCGCCCGTAAGCTGGCGGAGGATGTGGCGAAAGCAGCCGTGGATACGGGGAACGACAGGAAATGATTGCAACAATAACTGAATTCAGCGGTTAATCACTGAAATCAGCGTTTACTATCTGGGGGACGTGTCTGGCGCGTTCCCCGATTCTCTTTATAGGGGAGGGATTGTCATGGTTCCATTCGTGATCGGTTTTATTGCCGGGTCCTTTGTTACTCTGGGCATCCTGGGCTTTTTTGTCGCGACAGTATCGGATGAACAGCCGGAACCGCCCAGGCCGGAAGAGCTGCCCTATTACATGGAGGATGACGGAAAATGAGAGCGATTCCGGTTGACGGACTTATTCAGCTATTCCAGCAGATGTATAAGGAACGCTGGACATATACCTGGGGCAAAGCGGAACAAGGTAACGTTGACTGTTCCGGCGCTTTCGTGTATGCCGGCAACCGCTGGGACGTCAGCTATCCACACGGGAGCAACGCCATAGCGCGTAAGTGCATCGTGGGCGCCATGCTCCCGATCAGCGAGGCCAGACCCGGAATGGCCACTTTCAAGGCGCGCGTCCCCGGCGAAAAAGATTATGCGCTCCCCGAAAAGTATACCCATGGGGCAGACTTGTCGGATTATTATCATATTGGGCTTGTGGATGATGACGGAAAGCACGTCCTCAACGCCAAAGGGACAGCTTCCGGATTCTGCCGGGATGAGCTGTCAAGGGCGAACGGCTGGGATTGCGTAGCATACCTGACCGACGTAGATTATGGGGAGGCGGTTCCAATGCCGGATAATATGGCAAAGGTCGCGCTGCCAGCGGGAGCGAGCGGCACGACGGTAAACATGCGGAAGGATAACACCAAATCGGCGGACATTGTCGCCCGCGTGCCGGTCGGATCTGAAGTCCGGGTCATTAATGACGCGGGCGAATGGTGCTATATCGGCTATGGTGATAAGATCGGCTGGATGATGTCGAACTATCTGGAATATGCGGGCCAGGACGGCGAAAGCGGCGCTATCAGCGAGGAAGACCGGGCAGCAATCGAGGCGGCACTGAAGCAGATCGAAGCGGCCGCAGAGACAATCGGCAGTATTTTGGGGAGGGGTTGATACTATGTGGGAATTCGTCCTGAAATACTGGGTTGAATTTTTGTTCGGAATCGTTGCCGCCGGACTGATCGCCGGATATAAGAAGCTCGCTACCAAGATCCAGAGCAACAAAGAAACCGAAAAGGCGATTGCCGACGGGATGAAATATCTGTTAATGTTCAAGCTCCGCGAAGAGGGCGAAAAATATATGAAACAGGGTAGCTGCAGCACCGAACACAAACACGAATACGAAAAGGTGTATGCCGCATATCACGCTCTGGGAGGAAACGACACAATAACAGCGCTGAAAGATTCAGTGCTGCGCTTGCCAGTATGAGGAGGGTATATCATGAGGATTGATTGGATTTCTAAATTGACTTCCCGTAAATTCTGGGTTGCCGTCGCTGGTTTGGTGTCCGGTTTGATCATCTTTTTCGGAGGGGCGGAGGCGACCGCTACGCAGGTCACAGCGCTTATCATGAGCGCGGCCAGCGTGGTTGCGTACATCCTGGGCGAAGGTCTGATTGACGCCGCCAGCGCTCACGCGCCGCTGATCACGACGGTCGAGGAAGAAGCGCACCCGCCCGAACAGACTGAATAATGAATAACCGCTCTCCGGAATGGAGGGCGGTCTTTTTTTATTGATTAATAACGTTTGTTTACGCTGGAATTGACAGTATGAAGCATCCGTCGATATAGTACAGTGTTCGTATAGTGTTCGGACAAGTCCACTTGACGGAACTATACGAACACCCTTCGTCTGGTTCTGGAAGATCGGCAACCACTTGCCGGTCTTCTTTTTTTATGCGGAAATATACCAGGATGTCGGACGGGCGCACCTCTGCCCGAATGACGAACGCATCCAGTAACGCCGCATTGGTAAGCTCCTGCGAGGCGTAGCCCTCCCGGAAAAGCTCAAGGAAGCTAATTATATCATCTTCAGTTGGAAGCGCTGAGAGGGCCGTTTCTGCCTGTTTTACGCGGTCTTGCAATGTGGCTTCTTCCTGTTCGAGCTTCAGCAGCTCATCACGGGTGGACGCGGTAAAGATTCCCGCTTTGATTGCGGCCACGATGTTATTCTTTTGGGTGCGGACCTGTGCAAGCTCCGTCCGGATGATTTCCAGATCATTATCCGGTTGGAGTTTATCCTGGTCGAGTATGGTCTGATGCGCCATCCATGCTATCGCATCATCGGACAGCACATCGTCCCAGATCGCGCGACAGATCGCGGATTCGAGCTTCTGCCGAGGAAAGCTCGGTTGTTCGCATTTGTGCGCACGGTGGCCGGAACAGGTGTAATAAAAACACTTCTTGCCTGTCTTGGACGTACCAGACACGCCGACAAAACTGGATCCACATCTGCCACAATAGAGCTTGCCGGTCAGAGAGTAAATACCATCTGATGTCCGGCGCGGACCGGACTTAGTATGACTGGCAGTTTGTACTTTGTAAAAAAGATCCTTATCCACAATGGCCGGGATCGCATCTTCTTGCATGTGGTACTTAGAAACATACGTCCCGATGTATCTTTGATTCAGCAGGATCGTCTTAAATGACGAGCGATTCCAGGTGCCGCCATGTTTCGTCTTTATCCCGCGGGCGTTAAGGTCCCGGCATATCTCCGCATAAGTATCACCAGCGGCGACGCGGGAGAAGATCTCTTTGACGATTTCCGCCTCTTCCGGCACGATCTCATACCGGCCATCAGCCCCGCGCCGGTATCCGAGCGGCATCTGTCCGCCGGCAAGACACTTTTTCGCGTTGTCTTCATTCCCGCGCCTGATCTTTTGGGAAAGCTCTGCGGAGTAATACTGTGCCAGTCCTTCGAAAACGGACTCAATCAGGATACCGGACGGCTGATCGCTGATCGGCTCTGTAGCCGACACGACACGGACGCCGCAATCCCGCAATTCATGCTTGTAGCGGGCCGAATCGTATTTGTCACGGGAGAACCGATCCAGAGCATACACGAGAACGGCCTGAAAAGCCCCCTGGCGCGCGTCGCGGATCATCTGGAGGAATTGTGGGCGGCGATCCGTCCGGCCCGTCAGGGCGCGATCTGAGTATGTCTGGACTATGTTATAGCCCTCCCGCGCGGCGAAGGTGCGACAGATGGAAATCTGCTGTTCGATGGACGCTTCCCGCTGGGCGGAGGATGAGAAGCGGGCATATATGACGGCGGGGATCATTTCTTTACCTCCATTCCGAGCATACGTCTTATCATCGCTTTTGTCAGATCATCCGACAATCTCCACGCGGTGAGGAGGGCGAATTCCTCTGGGTCTGATTTTACTACCGGCTGTTCGCCGGTCAGGAGCCAATTTGCATCAACGCCGAAAGCATTTGCCAGCCTTGCGGCCTTTTCAGGCGTTGCGATGTATACGCCAGTAAGATAGTTTTTGAAGTCGATTTCGCTGATTCCGTATTTTTGAAGCAAGCTGTCAAAAGAACCGGAATATTTCTTTTCTGAAAGTATCCGCTGAAGACGATACTGGAAATCGTTGATAGGCGTCTTCCCGTCCATTAAATAATCAATGGAAGTGTTTAGAGCGCTTGCAAAGGCTTTCACTTTGCTCTGCGAAATATCAACCTGCCCTGATTCGATCCTTGCAATCATAGATCTTCCTTTATAACCTACCTTGCGTGCAAGCTCTTCCTGTGACATATCCTGTTCAAGTCTGAGCTTTTTGATTCTGTCGTACATTGTCATTGTAGCCACCTCCGAAAAGATAATATCACTACCGTGAAAATTTTTCAACAAATTTTTGAAATGGTGTTGACAGAAAATTGACATGGTGATATCATACCAGATGTTGAACCACATTCACGCACTGAAGGGAGGTGAGGAAATGACAGATAAGGAACTTCTTGAACAGGCCATCGAACGGTCAGGAATCAAGGTTGCGAAGCTCATGGAGGCCGCTAATATCAAGTCTTATGCGACTTTCCGCGGACGGCTGAACAATGAGACGGAATTTACGGCGAGCGAGATTCAGGCTATTTCTGAAACGCTCCGGCTTACGGCGGCAGAACGGAACAGGATTTTTTTTGCCCGCGGTGTTTAACGACACTCAACAAAGAAGGAGGAAGCATGGAAAACAGTTTGCAGGTATTTACGAACGAACAGTTTGGACAGATCCGGACGATCAATCAGAACGGTGAGCCGTGGTTTGTGGCTGCGGACGTGTGCAGGGCACTCGATATTGAAGACGTCGGTAGGGCTGTCGGCAGACTTGAAACTGATGAATGTACCCGAATTGAAATCGCCCACCCCCAAAGTTATCTGAAAACTCTTGAGGTTTGGGCAGTGAACGAACCCGGCCTTTACTCGCTGGTACTTGGTTCCCGTAAACCGGAAGCGAAAGCCTTTAAGCGGTGGATCACCCACGAAGTTATCCCGGCCATCAGGAAGCATGGCATGTATGCCACACCGGAAACAGCAGAACGGATTCTGAATGATCCTGACTTCCTTATTAAGACGCTGGAAACGCTGAAGCAGGAACGGGCCGCCCGGATGGAAGCTGAGAAAACGAATCGGCTGAACGCGCCGAAGGTGCTGTTTGCGGACAGTGTCGCACAGGCTGAGAGTGACATCCTGATTGGAGAGCTTGCAAAACTGCTGAAGCAGAACGGCGTGGAAACC